TCTGAGTCCGTTGCCGCAATCAAAGTTACTTGTGAGCCAGCCGCCTTTGCAGACGCTGTACCACGGGTAGGAGCAGGAACGTGAACTACATCACCCTTCTTGCCCTTAAAAGACATCTTCATAACCAAGTTTGCTAAAACGAGGTTCTTCTTGTAAGCCGCAATAATCTCGTCACTCCAAATTTCAGGAATGAACGTTGCCGCTGTCGTTACTGTCACATTATTTGTACCTAAAGGCATGATAAATCTCCAAAAAGCGATAAGTTAATTATTTGACCCGACCTTCAGCGTAGGCTTGCATGATCTCATCACTCAAGGCTTCGTATCTGTTCGGATCGGTCATTTTCAGCCGAATAAGGTCAGCCCTTCTATAAACTCTCTTTCCTGATTCTCCACTACCACCTACATCAACACCCGCCGCCTTCAGGTTAGTCTTGCGAGTTGCTTCACCAGCATCACTCGTTTGTTTCGCCTTCACGCCACGTAACTGTTTATAAGTAGTAAGTAATTCGTTTGCACTATCGTAATCAAACTCACCATCAGCCTTGGCAAACAGATTTATGCGAATAGGTGAAGATTTCACCCAATTTGCAAAGTCTGGGTCTGATGCAACCTGACCGTAGTCGGGATGCTCTTGCGTTAACTTTTGCTGAATCTGCATCCTTTTGAAGTCGTGAGCCGCTTGGCGTCCCGCTACCACATCTGGATGGTTATCGACAGTCTGACGAATTGCCTCTTTTGGATTCTCAAAGAAGTCTACTTCTGGTGCTTCCTCTTTAATAGGTTGTTTGTTAGAACTAAGGTTCTGCTTTATAAGTTCATCTGCTAGTTTACGAATTTCGCCTACTTCTTTCCCTTGACGATCAATTAACTTGTTAGCCTCTTGATGCATCTTGATAACATCTTCTAGACTTTTATCCCGATAGAAATTGGGAACGTCTGAAAGTTGTTCTGGTTCAGGTAGTTTTGCTTGCTGTTGTTCTTCAACTACGTCTAACTCACTTGGCAACTCATCTTCATTATCAATCAACATATTTTTCCTTTTCCTGCGTGTTTATCGTTCTCAGGACATTTAACTTGCACTTTTTACAAGTTGTTACTTTGCTCCCACTTCAGTCTGTCAAGGTGTTTCTTCTCGAACTTCCCATGCTCTGATGGGAAAGAACCAGACCACCCTTCCAATTTGAAGTTAGGTGCGCTTATGAGGCGGTTGGCTGTTGCTCCGCACTCACATAAGAAATCCCGTGTCTCATAATCACAGAATCTCTCAGTTTTATGCCCGTTTTCACAGGCAAAATCAAATAGTCTTTTCATTCAGTTCCTCATACGCTCTTTCGCTGACCTCTTTCAAGGTTCTCAGCCAAGTTAGTATTGACAATTCACCCTTTTTGAAGTGTAAAGACGCTTCATCAGGGATTGTACTGATATTGTTCAATGAATTTATCATTGTGTCAACATCTTCCATTAAATCCTTCCACCCCCCTGTTGCCATAGTGTCAAAGCGGGATTCATAGTATTTTTGCAGGTCAGGGGTCACGGGTTTCCTTTTCTTGGCAATATATGCCAATATCATCTCTGTTTGTAGTTTATCAATTGCCTTAGACATTTTCTTCAATATTCTCTTCAATATTCTCTGGCAATCCAAAAAATACCCTTGCCTGTGCTTCAGAGTCAAACCAACTCCACCCGTCTGTTGGGTATGTATGTTGGGTGTACGTTTCTCGCCTTAATTCATAGTCTTTGTTCAACACAAAGTTAGGGCCGAAAAGCAAATCACCATCTAATTTGTAAAAGCCTGATGTGTCCATGTTCTTATCCTGTTACTGTCCAACCCTTTGCCGTAGCAATGGCTGGATTGTCTGTTGCTGTGCCGTAGTTGCCTGTAACTGTGATAGTTTGGCTTACTGCTATGGGTAAGTTTGTATAAATTTCATCAAGTGAAGTTGCTGAAAGTTTGCAACTTGCAACGCTAAATGTAAATCTAAAGTTTTTAGCCTCAATTCGTGCAAGGCTATTGCAAGTAGAAAATATATTAGAAAAGTTTGATAATGATGTAACTGCTGTTGTAATTAAGGCAGGAATAGAGGTAAGGCTGTTGCAACCACTAAACATACTACCCATGTTTGTCACGGCAACAGTATTAAATAGGGGTATATTTTTTAGGCTAACGCAACTACTAAACATAGTACTCATATTAGTTACAATAGCAGTATTTAATAAAGGTACTGTTTTTAAACTAACGCAAGTAGCAAACATACTACTCATGTTTGTTACGGCAACAGTATTAAATAAAGGTACTGTAAACAAACTAAAGCAACTACTAAACATACTACTCATGGTATTTACAAGAATAGTATTAAACAAAGGTACTGTTTGTAAACTAGTGCAAGTACCAAACATACTACTCATGGTAGTTACACTAGCAGTATTTAATAAAGGTACTTCTTGTAAAGAAGAGCACCCACTAAACATACTGCTCATGTCAGTTACAGATGCTGTATTAAACAAAGGTACTGTTTTTAAACTAACGCAAGTACCAAACATACTACTCATGGTATTTACAGATGCTGTATTAAACAAAGGTAGTGTTTGTAAACTAGAACAAGAATTAAACATACTAGTCATATTAGTTACACTAGCAGTATTTAATAAAGGTACTGTTTGTAATCTTCGGCAACTATTAAACATAGATGTCATGTTAGTTACAGATGCTGTATTAAACAAAGGTACTGTTTGTAAATTAATACAACTACTAAACATAAGCGTCATATTAGTTATAGTAGTTATTGTGCTGGCAATTTCTAAGTTTTGAAGTAAAAATAAATTTTGAAACAGATTACTAAAACTTGTTATAGACCCTAATTGATTAAGTCTTACACGCTCAAGATTATTGAGCCGAACTGTTGTTGTGCTATTACCAATCGTTAGTGATGTGATTGTTGAGGCGGCATACGCCAAATCCAACCAACCAGTAGAATATCCGTCAGCCAATCCTGATTGGTTGTGCTTTACAAATAAATTAATGCTGGTTAAATTGTTTGCCGCTTGTGGTGTGATGGTGACTGTTGCAATTCTGTATGGCAACAACTGACCAGTTCCATCAGTTGTTAATGCAACAGCAGTACCGCCAGCAGTAGCGGAAACTTGAAATGTGTTTGCAGTAGCATTTATAACGTAATAAAACTGTCCGTTTGAGATTCCAGTTGTTGAAGTAATGTTAAAAAACTGCACTTGCATATCATTTGAATATCCATGCGCTGTACGTGTTACTAAGTCACCAGAGTCTGTGAATGTAACTGGGGCCTCTGTACCTACTAAATCAGTATCAGAATATGTATATTCATAGTATGCTGTTGTGCCTGATGTATAGTTTGTTGTTGTGCCATCACCATAATCTACTGTATATGCGGCGCTAACAGTCATGGCGATAAAGTTTGCGCCATCAGGCCATACAGCGTATAAACCTCTAACTCTGTTGTCTCCTGAGTTTGCTTCACAAGCAGGCCAACTAGGGTTGCGAACCCAAAGTGTTAATTCCTTACTTGGAAAAGTTTTAGAAACAACATCAGTATTGTTGCTTGCATTGTTATTTAAAAACCTAACAGACATTAGGTAACCTCAGAGCCAAACAAGCCAAACGCTAGGTTTGCAGTACCAGCATAGACAGTCACAACATCTGTCGTTGCTAGTGTTACGCCAATTGTTAGAAAAACTGCCGCACCAGCATTTATTGCTGAGTCATAAACTATGTAGTGTTGATTTGCAAGCGTTGCCGCCGCTGGTCGTATAGCAACACGAAATGTAGTTGACACTCCAATGTTTGCCACAGATAACGTAGAACAAACAGCACTTGTAGAGGCTGGTACTGTGTACAGCGTTGTCGCTGTTGTTGCCGATGGGTTTGATTGACCCAATACTTTGTAAGTTGTAGCCATCTTAAGCCCCCATTAACATAAATGTTTGTTCAAAACCAGATGAACCACCGCCACCAGATGAGGCAATAGAAATACCGCCTGACGAATTTGTAATTGTTATGTTGCTACCAGCAGTCAATGTGGCATATGAAAACCCTGTGCCATTGCCAATCAACAATTGACCATTGGTAGGCGTAGACGCAAGAGCAATTGCCAATGTGCCACTTGTTGTTATTGGTGAACCAGTAACAGACAAGAATGATGGAACAGTTGCCGCAACGCTTGTAACTGTTCCTGTACCACTAGGTGTTGCCCACGAACCATCGCCACGCCAAAAAGTAGATGCTGATGCCGATGTCCCGCTATTTAAGTTAGTAACAGGCAAATTACCCGTTACTTGTGTTGCAAGATCAACATTTGATAATGTGCCACCAAGTGTTAAATTGCCACTTGTTGTGACTGTGCCTGTTAATGTGATGCCGTTTACTGTTCCTGTGCCACCAACACTTGTAACAGTTCCGCTACCTTTGTTGTTAAAAGTAGTCCAATCAGCAGAACTTAATGCGCCACGATTAGTTGCAGATGCGGTAGGTACATTTAAGGTAATTACTGGGGTTGTAGTTCCATTAGCCACAGTAGAACCTAAATCAGTCCCTGTTGTGCCCAAAGTTAACGCAGATACGCTTGTAACAGTACCAGTTGCTGAATCGTTAGATGTAATCGTAAAGTTAGGATAAGTTCCAGTAACGCTAGTTGTACCCGCACCCGTCAATGCCACAGTCTGATCTGGTGCAGAGTTGGTGATTGTAAAGTTAGGATACGTGCCACTTGTGCTAATTCCCGTTCCCGCAGTTAAGGCAACTGTTTGGTCAGGAGAAGAATTAGTAATAGTGAAATTTGGGTATGTTCCGCTTGTGCTAATTCCTGTGCTTGCCGTTAAAACTACTGTTTGGTCAGGCGCAGAGTTTGTAATATTTAATGTA